GAGATACTTTTTAAATATAATATACAATGTTCAAGTTCCCCACAAGTTGTCAGACAATTCAAAAATAACAACATAAATCGAACGTATGAGCTACAAGAGCGTTTATAAATTAAAACATATAATGTTAACAATTTATTTACAATTATGTCATAATGTGTTAACAGTAGTATATTACTATATAACCATAGAGAGAAAGAAAAATAAAGACAGTTAGGAAAGACTAACAGAAAGCAGGAATTATGAGAATCAATAGTTACAACAAGTTTTTTGCAAAAGTAGCAGAGATTATGAATACATCAATAAAAGATGTAAAACAGCTTGGTGATAGATATAAGGTTGAATTGGCAAATCACGTCTACTTAAATGTGTATAGAGGTGTTGACGGAAGTCTGTTTATACATGACCATAGGGGAATCGCTCATGTTGAAAGTTGTTACGACTTTGAAGATTTTAAAACAATAAAAGATTTATATGATAGACTTGTATCAGACTATGTCGAATCAGCCAAAAGAGAAGTTTTGGAAGTAAAGCAAGAATTGAATAGCCGTTTTGGAAAAGAGCTACAATATTTTGACACGGACTCTTTACAGCCAAATAAGATTGCAAAAATTGAAAATATCAATCATTGCCCGAATCAAAACACATGCTGTATTGTTTCACCTTTTGTACATTGCAATTATAACTACAAATCAGATAGTTGTATTAAAGCACATAAGAATTTTATTCATGATTGCGAACAGGTACATAAACAAATGAAAGCAAAAAGCAATCCAGAATGGCATCATGTATCACTCAAAACATTAGCCAACATAGATTTTGACATGCTTGACGAAAAGCGAAAAGTTTATTTATCTTTTTACAAAAAGTGGCAAGAAGTGCGTAAAAATTTAAGAAAATGCAGTTGTGGGAATAGTTATGAACGTTGCTGCAATGTTTTTAGAAGGCAACTTACAATAGCTCTAGATAGAAAGGAAATATCAAAAGCATTAGTCAAGTATTTTGATAGACAAGTATCAATGGTAAATGTTGAATGCGGCATTTGGTGTTCAATGGTTGAAGAAGCAATGGGGCATCACGACTCACGTAAATATAACAGAACAACATTAAGATATTAAATATCATAGCTGTTCTATCGGCTACACGGGGAGAAAGAAGGAAAACTATGAATTTATATGGAATTGAAAACAGAAGTACAATCGGTAAAGCAATTATGATAGCAGATAGCAGAACGACAGGCGATTACTTATTTAACCGTAATCTTAAATATGTAACGTTTGCAGATGTACGCGGATATATGAACGTTAATCTTACAACAATTCACCCTTACAATGGTAAATATGGAAAAGGTTTCGTGCGTGTAGTTCCTTGCTACTATAATGGTAAGCCATCTACAAAGTATATGACAATTCAATATTGGGTTGAAAAGTGAGGTAAAGAATATGGATAATTTAACAGCTCAAAAGAAATTAAAACTTATCAGTGATTGTATTAATACAGAAGATTCTGTTGGTAAGCTTCACATCGACGTTAGAAAGATGTACGCTTACTTGGCAGAACAGGTAGTAAATGCAGAAACATCTTCAGATATTAAGTATCTGGAAATTGCAAAAATTTCACTTGATTTTCTTGTAAGAGGTGTATTAAAATGAGAACCATGAGACACACATATTGGGTAGAAGTAGCTTTACTGAATACTGAAAGTGACGATATCAACGTGGAGTATGTAGAATGTATCGGATATAATGCAAGACAAGCAAGTGAGTATGCTGTTGGCTATATATCAAAACTACCGTTTGGCAGTCACATTACAGTAATATCAGTTGAAAGAAGATAACAAAAAGAGGGGCTTAAGCCCCCTCTTTATTTAATTCAGTGCAATATTAAATTCTACTCCATACAACTGTATCTCATCAACATTAGTATAAGTAGTATATCCGCTTCCGCTGATATCAACTAATTGCAAGTAAATACTACCACTATCTACTTGTGTTGCATCAAAAGGATTGATAGTGAGAACCGCCATGCATTGATGATATCCGTTAGCGTCATGAATAACCGCGTTGCAACTGCAGATACTTTGCTCATTCACAAAACTTAAATTATGGCTCATAACCTTGGTAGCAGCATTTGTAAAAGTCTTTTTAGGTGTAAAAGCCAAATCAAGGAAACTTGCCACATGCCTAAAGCTGCAATGTGCGTTAGTATTAGTCAACACAACATTCATCTTATAATCATTCAGCGTGCAATCAGCGCCATCAAGTGCAAATTCGCCTATTCTGTTCCATGACGCATATCCACCCATTGCCTTATATATCATATCTGCAATTGAAGCTTGTCCACTATCGTTAGGGTGGATCTTATCGCTGGCAAGAACTCCCACCCATCTTAATGCACTGTCAGCACCACTTAAAAACTTATACTTTCCCCAATAGGTTTCATAGAGCGTTTTAATCTCATTATAAGCTTTAACTTTTGCAACAGTAGTAAAACCGATTATAGGTGTTGCAATCCATCCAATGTAAAGCGTTGCGTTTGGTAACTGTGCCATTAAATCAATTGTATCTTTAATACCACTATTGATGAGCGAAGCATCAACAAATTGGTCATTCCAGCCGCCTGCAACAACAACATATTTCACCTGTTTCTTTTGCTTATCAGAAAGACCTGCTATCGCTTCTGATAGCAGAGCAGAAAAGTGAGTATTTGCACCGAATCCACTACCACCTAAACTTTTATTAACATAAAAGCTTGCATCACTAAAGTACTTTTCATGCAAGATATCGCACCACGGTTTCACCATGCCGTTGGGGGTATACCCTTCACCGTATGAGTCGCTAATTGTAATGATTCCATACTCTGTTAACCATGTGCCGATAATATCAGACAATTCACCACTTGCCTTTAAAGCATCCATGTAGTTGTCAATGTCGGTGATATAGTCCAAATTATCAATATAATTTTGAACATCTGCCTGCCATTTGTTCCATTGTGTATAGTAATCATCCCATTTGGTATCAAGATCCTTTACAGTTTCCAGTAGCCAATCAAGGTTTAAATTGTGAAAATCTGTATACGGAAAATTAGAAAATGCCATACTATCACCGCCTTTTATTTAAATTGATCACTAGGAATCACATTGTACTCGTTTCATAATAGCGTACCCCCTTTTTCCCATCCAAAACCATCAATAACACCTATTGAAATGGTTTCATTTTCTCGCCCACAATGCATAAAAAAGCCGTGTCCTATATCGAGGGCGATGTGCCTTCCCCTGTCGCCAAAAGTTGTATACAGTAAATCTCCATCTTTTGTCTTATCAGGAGTCGTTATATTAGTACAACTGTTTATATAGGCAGTCGAATACATGAATTTTCCAGTGACTAAGTTAATAAAACCGCTGCAATCAATCACAATCTTTCCTAAACAGAAAGCCTTGATTTGTGCTTTCTGTTGAGCGGTATATTTTTTAAAATAATTTGGTTCTGCGTTCCATAATGCATCGAAAACATCAGGTGTACACACCTGCCCCTTTGCACCGTAAAGGTATGCGTATTGATCACGGTTTTTGTAAAGCTCTCTAGCCTTGGCAATATATGCCACGTTCTTATCTGGAATATCATATTTCATAACTCAATTCTCCTTATCTTTTACTATTGTTAACAACTCTGTAATAACTTTTGTATTGTTATTCAGAGCGGCAACCCATTTTGCGCTTTCTTGATCGTGCTTCTCGTACCACGACTTTCTTTCCTCGCGTTGTCTCACGTCAAGGGCGTTAACATACCACATCACAGCACCTAAACACACGCACGGCACACCAACCATTTGTGCGATTTGTGCAATCGCATTCATAATTTCCATTCTACCACACTCCTATTAAAAGTCTATCTGCATAAAGCTTGCAAACCTCATCAAGAAAATTGTAAGCTTTAGACAAATCAATTTCCGCGTGCATCATTTTTTGCGAAGTTGTAACACCTATGTTACCGTGAATTCTTCCATCATGCTTTCCAGTTGTTGTTGACTCATCCAAACCATTGGTAACACTTCCGTGTGAGGTGTCAGCGCCAAAAGTTTGAGAATCACTTCCGCTGTCAGTCATATTATCAGTATTGGCAACCTCCGGAGTCGAAGAATTAAAAGCGGCAACCTTATGAGTAGTGTCAGAAACTTTTCCAAAAGTTGTTGTTACACTACCCTTGTTAAACGTTTCTTCTGTATCAACTTTTCCCTTCTGGAAAGTACCGCCGCCCGTATCAGTCCAACTTTCCATCCTATCATAATTTTCTATAGGATTGTATTCAAGCTGTGTCACTTCCCACAAGTGATCAATAGTCCATTGTAACGAACGTGCTACACTTGTAACATGTCTCATTAAATATTTGGGATCCTGGTAAACAGGGGTAAGATCTCCGTATGATAGCAAAAAATGTTCAATTAGTTGCTCTTTTGAAACACCTTTAACATATATATCGTTAAAGATATTATTATCATAGTCATACAGAGTCGCTACTGGAATAATTGTTCTCACGCTGTTCACCCCCTCTATTGTTAGGATACCGCAACCGTGCGCGAATGTCAAGGTTATAATGTGAGTTTACCTTTTCTAGACATTCATTGATAGTTTCAACCCACAACTCACATTTTGACATAATAGCATTTTTGCTTTCTTCTACTTCATCCGTAATCATACGTTCTTTCTTATCAGGGGCTGTATAAATGCCAATTTCCATATCAAAAGCATGTTTAAGATTTTCAACACTTTCCAACGCTGCTTTAACAACATTGTAACATTTTTCGATATCATTGTTAAAGAACTCATATAGCGCTTTTCCAGTTTCCTTATCATATAATGCCTGATTGATTATAACCGCCAACTTTCCTGACATGATATCATCAAAAGCAACTTTAAACGTTTCAGCTGTGCTTTTGTTTTTGGCTGTAAAAATAAAACCAAATTTTGCAAGAGCACTTGCAACATCATGATTAGATAAAGCCATTGCAACTCTCTGTGCGTATGAATTTATCAGATCACCAATACCGCACCAATCAGGCGCTAATTTTACAATCTCGCAATCAGTACCGATAACCAAATCGCCATTAAAACTAGCGTCAAAAGCTGGGTTAGCAACAATATAGTTTGTAGGCTGATATTGTACGTCAAATCCATACGGAGAACCGTGTTGTGGGATGATTCCAAATCTTGCAGTATCCATAACGCAAAAGTTGCCCTTTAAAAACAGTAAAGGATAAATATAATTTTTCGCCCAGTTTGACGGCATACCATCAAAAATTATAAGACTTTCGGCACGTTGTAAAAAGTAGCGAAAGTATGTTGCATAGTCCCATGTATTGTTAACATGAATCATGTTTGGATTCTGTCTTGACTCGTACTCGTTAATAATCGGACTTGATACACCTTCGCCCACATAGTACCCAGTATATACAAAAGATTTCATTCTATAAACATACCCCCATTCAAAAAGTTATTGATTATCACTTTTCCGTTTTCAGTTGCAGAGCAACTTACATCTGCACTTTCGCACTTAACAAAACCAGTTAAACCAGAAAGCAAAGTAGAATTGCAAAGTGGTCTGCCAAAGTGGTTAACATCAACTGTCTTTTGTGTGAAAAATCTACATGTTAATGTGCAAAAGTTTTCTTGTGATACACAACCACTTGAACCGCTTGAAGTAACATTGCTTGAAATCAAACCGCCAACTAAAGAAAGTACACCGCTGACAGCACCTAAAGCATTACCTGTTACAGCACTAGCAACTAAACCTCCTGCCCCTTCTACAATATTTCCACCAGCATTACTAGAACGGCTAGAAAAGCCAACGTTAGCTCCTGCACTGCCAAAATAATATCCAAAAACACCTTTGCTATTAAAAACGCTTGCGCTGATATTTCCGTTTATATCCATTTGCATTCCAACATATATTTTTCTGTCGGCTTTTATAAAACTACCATCAATTGGTATAGTACCTATATACGGAATTGCAAGTGTATATTTTGAAAAAGGTTCAACGTTTCTATAATCAAAATTTTCTACTTGTGGATGGTTTGGGGCTGTAACTGAAACTACATTCCCCCAAATTTTGCCGTTTGAAATAGCAGTACCCGTACCGCAACCTGGAATAGGTCCGAGTGATATAGAATCACTGCCTCCCCCTATTGAGACGGGCACCCAACATGCAGATATAATATAATCTTGCGTGTTAAAAACTTGTTTTGTGATTACATCGCCTATTTTTGTCCAGTCAGTGAGAGCGTCAATAAATGTTGATGAGTATAAATAATTGCACAAAGCAGAAAACTGCTCTGGACTCAAGGCATGAAAAGCATTTCCATTTTTTCCTGCTGTTGTAAGTATAATACTACCTGCATTAGAAAAACCAAAGTTACTTGATAAAGCTTGCTGTATAGTTGTACTTGAAGAAGTCGGGAAAAGTGTGTCAGACAATTCTTTATCAAAAAGAGTACTAGACCTTGTTACATACTGTGTATTACTTAAAATCTCACTTTTATAGCTAGCCAAATAATCACAACTACATGATATTTCATAAGTTGATTCTACATATGTAACATCATTTACAAAATAATACCTTCCAAACGTTTCACAATATGCAACATTCCAATCAAAAGGTGCAACACCTTGTAAAATAAAAGTTGGATTCTCTACACTTGTACCGCTTTTAAGTACACATGATACACCTTCTGAAAACGTTGGAATTTTTGTGCTGTTTATTCTTTTGTCCGACTTACCAAATTTAACTTCAAATGCCATGTGTACTCCTTTCAAGAAAAGGGCTTGAAGCCCTTTTGTTTAATCAAGTAAAATCAAAATTGCATTTTCCGTAAAATCTACAGGTGTTTTGAACGTGTAATGATTCCAACCGTTTCTAAAACCAAACCTTGCATTTAATGGCTCAACTGCGCTCCATTGATCAACAGGTACGAGTCCTAGTGTGGCAATGTCCATCATGACACCTAAAACATTCTCGACAGTCTTGTTTGTAAGTGTAAACTTACTTGTACCGTCTGCCTTTACACCTTCCGCGCTACCCTTGATTGTCATTGGATTCTCAGGATCAGTCCAGAAAGTAACTTTTTCATAATCGCCAAGCTCTGCTTTTTCTGGGTGGAAAAACTCCGATCCATTTGCTTCGAAATAGTTACCAAATTTTGAAACAAGGTAAAAGCGTAAGTCACTAGCGTCTGTGTGTCGATTTACAACTTTTCCTGTGAAATCACCGTGAAAACGTGTTCCGCGAACAGCAATATTTTCTTTAAGCGTTTTAAGCTCTGCAGAAAGCCAGATCATAAACGGTCTGAAGTCAGCTGGGTTCATAATTGTTTTTGCTGTCATTGCTAGACCAGTTTCAGCGTTATATTTTGTTAACGCATGAAATACTTGTGTTTTCTTGCACATGTTTCCGGTAGTCGGTGTTTCACTGCCTGCATCCGACAGGATAAGTGCAAGGTTTGCTAGCTGTGCTCTGGCGATATTTTCCAGATCAATCTCATAAATGTTTGAAAATTCAGTCATCAACATAGAGAAGTATGACGCAACTCCTGCTTCTGAATCAAACGCAGCATTGATCTGATTCTTATAAATAGTATACTTTCTTGCAAAACTCTGGCCACCACTTGCAATTGTAAGAAGTACATCATACTTTACTGGTTTAGTTCCAGCTTTCCAGTCTTGATTTGCTTCTGGTTTAGCAAGCTCAACATTTACATTCCATTCATCATTGTCAATGTTGGAATCGTTAATGATAGGTGTAAATTTACGAATATAGTTTCCATATCGTTCATTATCCCAAACCATACCAGAAAGCTTTCTAGAATATGGCCGAATTGAAAAAATTGTCTTTGCAAGAACTGTAGGAATAATCTGATAAAGGTTGTCGTCTTCGCGATCAAGACCCATTTTAAAAGTATTCTGCATTTGTCCAAAACTTAAATTTTGTCCAGTTTTTCTACCTGTGTATTCCTCGTACATGGTATTGAGAATCGCAGAAATTTGTGTATAATTTAAACTTGCCATAGTATACCCCCTTTAGAAAAATTTACTAATATCTAGCTTTTCGTTTGAACTGCCAAAATTAGTCTTGCCATTTGCAATCTGTTGCGCTTTTACAAGCGCGGCGGCAAACTTATCATAGTCAAACGAATTATCTGTCTTCTGATCTTTCTTCTCATCTGTCTCCTGATCTTTCTTCTCATCTGTCTTCTGATCAGATGTAACGTCAAACGATGCAATTTCATCTTTAGTGTAGCCTGCATTTACAAGCTTTAAAATCTCATCAATTTTCATATTTTAACCTTCTTTCTTTATTTGTTGACAGCGGTAAACAGAGTTGAACTGTTTTCTTATGATTCAAAGTCACACGTGTTTCCTGTTACACTATACCGCATTAAAGGCGGTCTGTCTGTCATCCCTGACATGCACACGCTGGCTAGCGTTTGGATAGTGCAACCGCCTATTTATTATATATCATTTATATAATTGTTTGTCAATTACAACTTTATAGGATATCATACCATGATACACAATCAAAAGATGCTAAAAAATCGCACTGCGTTTCATAATCTGAAAATGTTATGTCACCACTAATAAACATTGGCTTTAGATACTTTTTACTACTTGTTTGCCACCTTTCTAGCGATGAAGGAGACGCATCAAAAACATCATCGCAGTGAGCTTTCATAGGTTTAGTCACGTAAAATTTAAAGTCTGATTTATGTAGCCAAACAGAAAACAGAGGTGTTTTCATGTCGTGCGTGTATTCCTTTAAGTTTTGATGTCGTATTCTATCATCTTCGAGATCCATAAATTCATTATCAAGTTCCATTTTCGCTCTGCCTTTTGGAAGATTTCTATAAAAAGCGTTTTGTCTCTTTTTCTCAGAAATAGGAGACTTAAAAGGAAGTATAAGTGTAGTTTCGCACCTGTCTACTTGCGTAATTTCAGTTCTTTCTTTTACCGCTTTGTAACAGTCTGGAATAAGTCTATATCCTATTAAAATGTTAGACATAATTGCATTAGAATTACCAAAAAACCACGTTCTTATTTTTTCCGTTTCAGAGTCAGGTCTGTTTCTGAAAAGTACTTCCATGATATTTTTGTACGCTTGAAATTCATTTTTTATAGGTCTGTCTCCTTTTTGTGGGATAAATTCGTCAAAAATTACATCATAAAACCTTGTAAAGTCTATACCAGTTTTGTTTTGGAAAGTAGACAAGGAAACACCAACGATAAAAGGTTTATCGTTTTGCAAGTCCTCGCCTGTCAGATATGCTTTGCCGTATCCTTTTTTGTCATTATATTTCAAACGAATATCTTTTCCAAACCAATCAGGCTTTACAAAGTCGCCTATGGTTGAAAAACTATTTTCAAGTGCAACGTTTGTTCTACGGACGTATAAAATCGGATAGTGTCCGTCATTCCAGATATCACATATTAGGTGAGATTTTCCGATACCTCTGCCCCCTATTATATCAATATACCTTTGTCCAACATCACAAATATATTTATAATTCAAATAGCCATTTTCTTTATATAAGCCCATATTATCACCTCTTTAATCTAAAAGAGGGAAGTCAATTGACTTCCCCTTTTTGATATGAACAACTTGTTTTTCCATCCCACCACACCCTACCATTATAAATTAAACAAGCTCAAAATTCATATAAGTTCTTCCTGCTTTGCTCTGCGATCTTGTCAGTTTAAACTGTAAATTATAAGTGCCCATGAAATCATACGCGCTTTCTGCTGTCTTGATCACAGTTGGACTTGATGTAGCAATTGTTACAACTTCGCCTGTCTCAATGCTAGTATGATAGAAAATAGCTACTTCTTTATTATCATCTGTTGTATAACGTACATAATCAGTGACATTTAGAATTGTATCGTCTGGCAAATTCTTCATTAACACATGATTATCATTTGCCATCTTAAACATTTCTTTCTTATCAAATTCTCTTGATTGTTTTTCAATTCTCATTTTCGTTATCCTCTTTTCTTTTATTAGGGTATCTTTCCCTTACAATTATAATAACTTATTTACAAAAGTTTTGCAAATAAAACGTTATTTACTCAACTATTTCATCAACTATAGTGTAATTCTTGATTTGGTCATCTGATAAACCTATCTCATAATCGCGCGCTATCATACAACTATACCCAGTATATTCTGTTATTGCTTCTTTACCTTGATAATCAACAACTTTTGTTTTTGTGATAGTATCGCTGTCATTATACCAGATTTGAAAACCACCACTATTATTTATTTTGAACCCCTCTCTAAAGTTATCAAGGTTTTTTATCACTTCGACACCTCTTGATTTTTTGACACCAGATATTGTACAGCCAAAATAGGTTTTATCCTTTGTTTCTTTATACGCATTATAACAATACTTCTTTGCACCTAGCGTTTTAAAATCTTTGTATTCAGGTTCATACCTATTTTCAGATTTTATATCGCTTTCGCAGTCAAAATATCCAATATAATATTTTTTGCCGTCAATGTCAACAAAAGAATTAGTTTCTTCACACAGCTCATATATCCAATTATTTAATTCTGTCAATTTGTCAAAATTAAAGTTAGTTGCTTTGCAACTGTCAGTATCACAATAAATATATGAGCTTTCCGCACATGCTAGAATCCTACGCAAATGCTTTCTTGCGTGGGCTGTTGTATATACACCCCAAACATACGGTAAAACGCTTTTTTCGCTTTGCTCTGCAATGCTTTTTTCATCTGGTATCGAAAAGCCGCTTGCGTCAACCTTTTCTTTATATGCAATGTCATTTTCATACATTGAATACGAAAATTCTTGCCATTCGTTTTCTAAATACAACATAATAGGGTGAATGGGATCTGTTGCCGCCATTCCATATATACCATTTAATTTATTTTTGGCTTTCATCAAGTCATACTCTGCTTCTTCTCTTTCTTTGCTATTTGGGGCGGTATGCTTTACGGCTATTTTCAGTTTTGTTTTCGCTGTAAAGTATTCCATGATTACACTTCTCACATCGTCTGGTATATATCCATACCTTGCTGTATATAGTGTATCTTCTATAATTTCAACGCTATCAAAATCATAGCATTCTTCAATAATAGAAAAGTCTATATCTGTAACTGTTGTTTCTAGCTCTGTTGCTTTCCACACTCTCCCATTGTCAGGGTCTACCTCTTGCAAGTTGCGGCATTTGCTTATAGATAGATACGGATTGTATTGATCTTCTTTAAGTCTTACGTTTGTAAGTTTTATTTGCGCTATCCATGCAAGATTTTTACTTTTTATATACTTTAAACATTTTGAAGTTACAGGCATTTTTTCAAATGCTGTTACTGGAAACTGCATCAAAAGAAGCATAGCCGGATACATGCTACTTGCATCAAAACTATAAACGTCATGATATATTTTCGCGCACTTTATCATGTTTGCGTGAGTATCACCGCCCCGGAAAGCTTCCTTTAAAAGTTTGTATGTTTTGTTTGTTAAAGCTAGCTTTTTCTTTAACAGCCTGGTGGTAGTGCCTTTTCGTATAGCTCTTTTCATATCACGTCTCACATAAGATGTACTTGTTAGAGGCACTGTTGCAATTCTATCGCCATCTTTTGTAAGCATGTATGTTATTGCTTCCCAAAGTCCTAAAGTATCATTGATGATATATCCCCACTCTATAGGATTGATATAACTTTCGTTGTGTCTGATAAGAGAGTAATCTAAGTCCCCTTTTGCTTTTATGTGTTGGCATCCAGCCATTTTTTTCGTGAAGTTATCAAGTGACATATTAGTTAGCTTATAACTACACCTTAGTTCAATGCCACGTTTCTTTAAGCGCCACACAAGAGGTTTACGCTTTCCAGTTGCGAAAACTTCGCTATAGTCGTTTAAATATCCAATCATAAACGAAAATTCAAACGGCAGATTGTGAACGTAAATCACAAAATAGCGTGACTCGCTAGTCTTATAATAGGCTTGAATTTTATCAAGTAAAACAATAAAATCTTTCCAGTATCTACCCTGCACTTCTTCGCCATCAATGCAAGCCGACCAAACATACATAAAAGCATCAATAGGCTTTGTGACTTCTTCGCCTTGATCATCTTTTTCAATTCGAGTACGTGAAGTAGTTTCAATGTCAAATGTTCCAAATTGATCAATATAATAAGGACTGCCTTTCTTTTTGCCTAAAGGTTTATGCAGAGAAAAGCCGTGTGACGGCGCATAGTCCGTCACTGACTTCACTTCTATATTATCATATTTGTTTGACCTATTTAAACATTGAACTATCATAATTTACAACTCCTGCCTTATAGACTTTGGTTTTGGCTTTGCTCGATTACTCTTATATAGTTTGTTTGCCGCTTTAAACTCACGTGCTTTATCTTTCCATGATAATGAACTGTTCTGTATAAGTGCAACACGAAATTCTGCTTGATCTTTAACAGACGGGTACAAATCTTCAAAAGTGCTAAAGATTTCATTCAGCCCCTCACGTGTGTTTGTATTAAGTGCTTCAGTTAACATTGTAACTATTTGATCGCTTGATAGCTGCGCATACTTTTTATCGGATAGATAATGCAACGTGTTGAAAAGCTTGTCACGAATATTTTTGGAAAGATTAGAAATATCAACCCCGTAACGTTCCTTAAACGTTGCTACTCTTTTATTTTCTACTTCGATGCTACCACGTGCTGTTGATGCTTTTGCTTCAAGATAATGCAAAAGCTTGTTTTCAAGTGCCCTCAATTCACGAATTGAAAAATCTTTATAAACAGCTTTACCAGTTGAAACATAAGTAGCGTTATATGTAACGTGTTTATTAAAGTAGTCAACGGCATCCTGATATCTGAAAAGTGCTGTTCTATCTTCTGTGATTCTGCCTTTTGATATCGCTGTCGTTAATGTTTTGGCACGCTTGTTTGCAACGTTAGCAAGTTTGCCAACACGGGCGATATATTCTGACTTACTAGAAGTGGTTTCGATAGAATCATAGTGCCAACGTGTAAAATATTTTGCCTGAATTTCTGTCTGTTTCATAACTCGATACCTCTTTTCTTTAATTCTTCTTTTACGATTTCAAACTTATAGTTATGTGGCGTGATTTCTCTAAAAATGTTGCCAATTTCCTTTTCAGTGTAGCCGTGCTGTTTCAATACTAAAACAATATATTCCACCGCCTCCCTTCCTTCTTTATAACTACACTTACAACCATTGTGCATGTCATCACTCCATTTTGCTGTCTTAACATCTTCAACAGCTTGCAACAAAAGTGCGTGTTCCAACATTTCATAAGGTGTGAGCTTGCTATTTATTAGTCCATCTTTAGGTCTTTTCATTTCTTTATATCTCCTTAAGTTTTTCTTTTATTGTATCATGGAGTTGTTAACAAATAAAGTATACATTATGAACAGAATGTTAATAAATTATTGTTATAGTTGGTATAGAACAAAAGAGACGAACAAATGTCTCGAACAGATGTATCAATAGCCGAGCTGACAAGCGAGCCAATCGAGCGAGCCGACAGGCGAGCGAGTGAACGACTGAGGGACGGAGTCCCGAAGGAGTGCCGATAGAATTGTCTGATAATTAAGAGGGAACTTGAACATTGTATATTATATTTAAAAAGTATCTCA